TAGTAGTAGCGGCGCGCGGCGTCTAAATCAGCGACCGGGCCTGGAACAATATCCACGTCAGCACTCCACGCAAACCATTGTCCAGAACCTGGGTCGTAGTAGATCGTCTGCGTGTCTGTTGGCACGAATACGGGAGAAGCCATTGATGCAGGCTTGCGCCATCCGCGCAACGCACCAGAATGCAGGCGAACATCCAAGGTTGATGTCGCACCATGGGGCGGCAACTTCTGCGCGTCAGTGCGCGGACTCAAGCCGCCGAATTGGTCGATAACGATAGAGGTCACTGCGCCCCCATCGCGTCCGTGAAAAGCTTGTAATAGGATGCCGCTGCGGCAGCATTGGCCGCGTCTTCAGCGTCCATTGAATAGGCCCGGAACAACACGTAATTGACCAGCGCGAACTCATAGATGTCATCCAGCGTAATCGAGTCACCAATCGCTGCAAGCTTGGTCGGTGGCGCTGAAACGATGACTTCGATCTTGCCGTCTGTCACCGCTGGCCAGACATAAAACACTTTCGGCTCTGCGCTCACAGGTATCGTGTGATGCACATACGAACCAGTGTCTCCGTGCCATTCAGCATCTATCTCGTCCATCGCATTGCGTGACGTGGCGCGAATAGCGCGGCCGGGCGTAACCCCATCGGATGCCATGTTGCGCGGCACATCCAGCACCGCATGGCCTTGTGTGATGGTCTGGCGTGTTCCAGCAGCCAGCGTGTGGACGTATCTGACCGTGAAGGCACGCGGATTCAGAATCACGCCGGCAACTTGCCCTTCGTTGATCCAGTTCAGCACATCTGCATCGCTGTATCTGGCTGCGTCAGAATCATGCAGGATGGTACGAGCCGCGTTCGCTATTTGTGTGCCAGTTACCATGTCAGCACCATGCCGCGCTTGAAGCTACGCGCCCTTTGCCAGCAAAAGCGGTTTGTGAAATGGCCCGGTCGATCAGGCTGTTGAACGCCATACCAAGCGCAGCGCCAATCTCGACATTGGTCCAGGGCTTGTTCGGGTACATCATGAGTCTCGACTTCGCGCCGGTCGCCAGTTCGTCCATGTAGCGCGTAGCCAGATCAGACGGAATGCCGGTTGACGCTTCCGACGGCCTGGCCGAGATGCGCAGTGTCAGCCCGGTGGTCGCGTCCACGGTCGGGATCGGGTACAGCCTGAATTCAGCATGCGACATCTGCACAATCGCGGTCGGCGTGCCGGTGGCGGTTTGCCATTCCAGCCCGTAGAGCTTTGCTGCTTCATCTACCGGAACAATCGACACCTTTGCGCCGTCGTACCAGGCTTCTTCAACGCGCACCAATGCGGCTTGAGCATCACCGGTAACGACCTCAACAGTCGTGTCGTCGGCAGAAACAGCAATCACCGGAACGAACATCGACCAAGCGCGAGAGCGTGCAAGAAACGTCTGCGCTGTACGGCGGAGTTCATGCTCGATGATCGGAATCGGGCATTCCGGCACATGCGGCATCACGTCCGGATACCAAGCTGACCAAGCGGTTGCAGTCATTATTCAGCGGCGGCTTTCTTGCCGCGCCCACGGCGCCGGAAGTTCGACGGCGGTGTGCCAGCTTCAACCGGTGCAGCGTCGTCATTCGAGTTTTCATCGTCCTCATCGTCCGGGCCGTCTTCATCCGGGTTTTCGGCCAACGACAGCGCAACCTCGTATTCATCCGGATTGGCTGGGAAGAAGTTGCCGGAGTTCAGCAAGACAGTGACATGCGCAAGATTTTCGATGTCGCAGTACAGTTCACCATCGGCTTCCGGTTTGAACACGCATACATCCGTGCCAAATCTGGACGTAACCGTTCCATCCTTGCGCGGCTTGATCGTGGTTCCGAGTTTCATTGCATGTGCCTCATGAAAAAAATGGGGATGGTGTTACCCATCCCCAAAGGATCGCCCTGGAGAGGGTCAGGCGTTGCGATAGGTCATGGTCAGGCCGAGCGTCCCTGCAACGGCAGTGGTCGGCGCCGTGGTCACGATGCAACCGACCAGACGGTCGGAGTCGGACTTGGCGACGTTGGCCATGTTGTTGCCAGTCAGGGTCAGGCGCTGGGTCGCGGCGGCATTGACTGCCGTGGTTGCACCCCAAGCGCCGCCACCGTCAGCGGTTTCGGTAGACAGCGCAGTTGCAGCAGCAGTGGTCATGACGCCGAATGTCAGCACCAGTGCGGCGGTGCTGGAATCCATGTCGGTCATGTCCACCACACAGTCAACCGGCACACAGCCGGCCGGCAGCTTGGCGAAAGCGCCGATGTCGCTGGCATCCAGATCGGCAGTTCCCAGCGCGATCGTGAAGCGCGTTGCGACAACCTCGGCGCCTTGCGGCGTCGGGAGCGGCTTGCGACCAGTCATGAAATCGTTGGCCGCAGAAGCGTTTGCGAAGGTTCCCATTTCTCGTACTCCTTTGGTTAACGATTAGCGGGCGGCGGCGGCGGTATCCAGCGCGAAAGCGCCGAAGTCCTGAACCGTGCCATCCATATCAAACGACGCCTTCTTGACGCCGAAGATCGCCGACGTGGTGATGACCACCTTGTCGCCGTTGTCGCGGGTTTCTTCGTTCCAGTCGAAACGCAAGTTGGTGCCGGGAGAACCGAACGCCACAACAGCCGCTTGCGAACCCAGGAACAGGCCGCGAGCCGCTTCGACGTTGGCGCCAGAACCCGCCGTGTTGAAACGAATCACGTTGCGATGGCTGTGCAGGATGCAACCGCGATACATACCCAAACTGCCCTTGAACAGCGGATTGGCCTTGCCTTCAGCAGCAGCAGCGGCTTTCTGGATGTCCATCCATTGACCGGTTCCAGTGTTGGAACGCAGGTCGTCTTCCTGGTAGGTGTGCATGACGGCGACATAGGTCTCGTTGCCGTCGATCTTGCACGGCTGGAGTACCGGAATGCCGGTTGCGCCGCCGCCTTGGGTATCGGCCTTGGTCTTGGCGCGATCGATCAAACGCAGATCGAACTTGTCGTCGGAGTCGATGTTGTTGAACGCCGTCGCGTTGTTGCCGTACAGCACATGGTTGGTATCCGGAGAAACCAAACTGTTGTTGGCGCGGCCGGTGTAACCCAGCGGCAACAGGAAGTTCGGGTTGATACCGCGAGCGCCGGAGATGTAGATGAACAGCAGTTCATCGAACAGACGCGCCCACCAGTTGGACTGCTGACGGCGAGCCTTCTCGCGCAGGTTGTGTAGGGTGCGCTTGCGGGTCATCTTGCCACCCGTATTCACACCGCAGCGAGCCTGATCGACGTAGATCGTGTCGGTGAAGAACTTCTGGGCTTCTTCCTTGCCCTCCAAAGTGTCCTCGCCCTCGACCGGGGCCATCTTCATCTCGGCCAACAGGTCATAGTTGATGCTGTCGCCGGCATCGGATTCCAGATCGGTCAGGATCTGAACCGGGACTTCGGCGGCTTCGCCTCGGCCCATGAAGCGGCTGTTCCAATAGGATTTCTGAGACTGGTCGAAAGCCAGTAGTCCAGCGTAGCGCTTGACCGCTTTCGCGTCGCCTACACCAATGATCGTGCGTGCCATGTGCTGCTCCTTGTCATCTAAATTCAACAAGGGAACACATCATGCGCACCCACCGTTCTCATTCCCCCGGATGGGGGATGACTGCTACGTTACGAGGCTAGGCGCGGCCTTGCCAGTACCGTGAATCACTTCTTCGCGCTCCGAAACGTGCGAAATGCTGACCGCTATCGGTGCTTCGACCAGCAATCGCGCCCGCCGGCCGGACTTGTGCAGCACGCTCACCGAAACGCCCGGCGAGATTTCAAGCCGCTCACCGGGCGCCACATCCCATACTGTGTTTGAGCGCGATTCACCGGATGTCATCTGGATCAGTTGGCCAGGCTGGCGAACTTGTCGCGCTGGGCCGGCGACATACGGGCAATCGCCTGCTCCAACTCGAAACCGTCCAGGCCATCCAGCGCAGCAAACTCGCCGCCACCGATGTCACCGGGGCCATCACCACCAGGCACATGTGCCAGGGTCGCCGGCAGCTTCGACAGATCGGGCTTGCGGCTCACCGGCTTGGCTGGCTTGGTATCAGAAGCAGCGGCAGTAGCAGCGGCAGCAGGCTTGTAAACCAGCTTCACCATCGCATGCGCCTTGTCCAGCACTTCGCGCATGGTCAGCGTGGCGTTGTCCGGGTCGGAGAAGATTTGATTGACGAATCCATCCAGCTTCTTCTGTCCAGCCAGATCCTTGCGGTAATCAATCCCGCCGCTCTTGGCGACATCGTTCGTGAAATCCAGCACGTTCGAGCGCCATTCCGTCTCGAACTTCTGCGCGTTCATCTCGTTGGCGATTTCGGCCTTGGTAATCGCCCGATCGAGCTTTCGCTCCTCGTTCGCCAGAACGGTATCTTCAGCGCGAAACTCATCGAACTCGATGTCGCCAGCTTTGAACTTCTCGGCCAGTTCTTCGCGCTTCGTCTTCAAGTCATCGACTTGCGCCTGGAAATCCTCCGGCAGTTCGGCGCGGTAGGTCTGCTGCGCGGGCTTGGCGGGTTCACCGCCTTCGTCTGCCGGCTCGTCGGAAACGGAAGCGGCAGCTTCAACAGGCTGCGCGTTTTCATCGGCCGCATCATCATCGCCGTCGTCGTCATCATCACCGGCAACCGCCGCCAGCGCGGCCTTTTCATCTTCGGTCATTTCTTCCTGCATTGCCTCGCGTTCTTCAGGCGTCAGGGTTTCCAACAGGGCGGGGTCGAATTGCTCTTGAGCACTCATGCGCTTGTTCCTTTCAGGTTGCGGGCTTCTCGCCCATGACAGAGGCGATCGCCTCCAGTTTCTTGCGAGCCATTTCCTGTGCAGCCTTCAGACGCTTGGCATCCTTGCGGATTTCCTCGGCATCCATCAGCGTGCGCATGTCGCACTCGGCACGCCATTCGGCGTTTTCGTGCGCTTGATTCGTGATTCCCTGCATGGTGTGGCTCCTTGAGTGTTTCAGGGTATGAGGCTAGGCGCGTGTTACGGCCAGGTGTCGGTTATCTGGATGCTGGGGTGGGCGGCTATCAATCACGCAACGCCTCCTCAATCTCATCCCGGTATTCAGGCGGCAGATGCCGCCGCTTTTGCTCGGCAACATACGACTGCATGCAGTGTCGTGTTTGCCAAAAAAACACAGCATCAATTACGTGCATCGTGACGTGCCAGCGGGTTTTTTTAGCGCGGAGGCGGTAGGCGCGGGCGCTGATCGTCTCGTCTGCCCATCCGGCGAATATCGCGTTGATGAGTTGATCGAGTGCGATCAGCGTTTGTTTCACGACTACAGCCCCAGCGCCGCCCGCTGATCTCGCCCCCATTGCCGCACGGATTCAACGTGCGCGCCGAACACGGTCATGCCCTGAACTTCATCGGAGGTGGGCTGGTACATACCCATGGCCGCGCCCACGCCGATGCGGGCGTATTTCAGCTCATCCTCCAGCGGGTAGGCGTCGCGGATCATCGCGCGCATGCGCTCATCA